CAAGGACCCGAGTTCAAAGTACCGAAATGGTTATGGGCACAGATGTCTAGAGATGAGCGTGCAGGGTTTAATAGGTCACCACCTCACCCTGTGGGGACACAGAAGAAAATGTGTACCCTGTTGGCGAAGAAATATGCCAAGCATGCCCCCGAACCTGAGAAGGTCGGGGAGGCTCCTGAAAAACTCGTGCCAATTGCCCGCGGCGAACCAGACCCTGTAATCAAGGCGGTCGTCGATGAGGTTTTTCGCAAACGAGGGGTCTCCACTGCCCCGAGGACGGATACAGTGGGGTTGGACCCCTCTATTTGGACTGCCTTAACAAAGCAGCAACGGAGGTCCTTCATGGCGGCGTCCCTGGACGAGAAACGCCAGCAGAAGGCCGACCTAGAGGAGGCGATACGATCCAAGAGGAATGGTGGAGATGGCATAAGTGTGCCACCCCCCCTCAACAATTAAATTTCGCTGACCTAAAGGGCTCCCTCACACCTGGAGAGCTCGTGAACTACGTCCAAAGTGGTTCATTTGTGGGGGAAGTCCTAGATAATAGAGAGCTCAATCGTATACGTTGTGTCGGATTCAGGTCGCACCTTGGTTTTAACAAGTGTGTTATTGATCCTGTAGATGACGCCTTTATACTAGCTCACCCGCACCCTGGGTATAATTCGTTTCGAAGGGTGAAGCCTGGCTTCAGAGCAGTAAATAAGGCGATGATGAGGTATGATAGCCTACTACCCCATCACACAACGGCTTTCAACAATCCTGAGGGCGTGGCCCGTGCGTTCAATCTCACGAGGCAGCTGCTCAGTTATGCTAGTGATTGCAGAGTAAAATCGCTTCACGAAGTAAAGATGAATTTAAATGGCGCTGGAGGCCCAAGCTATGATAAACTTAGGGATAAACGCGTGAAAGATCTATTACAGCAACCCGACATTGTCGAAGATATAATCCTACACTGGAGAAATGCCCATATAGAATGGTACGCCGACTATTGGAAATGTTCAGGTAAGGAGGAGTTGCTAAATGAAGAAAAAGTTGAGGCCGGTGACAATCGGTCGATCACATTTCAAGACTTCACAGCTCGAATAAGCGCCATGATGCTTATACAGGATGCGTGCGAAAGCATGTCAGCGCAACCTGGGCGAGGCTGGTCATACGTAGGGTTCGACAGAACACACGGTGGTTGGCGCGCTTTTGCAGAAAAACTGATGAAACGTTGGGCCTGGTTCCTTGAATATGATTTTAGTAAATGGGATTCCAGAGTTATGATCTTTTTGATGATTGTGGATATGTGGCTTACCTGGGTATCACTCCGTAAGGAGGACCAGACGCCAGACAATCTTGCCAGGTTTGCTTATCAATATGCGAGCCTGAGCCATTCGTTAGTCATCATGCCAAATGGACAAATACTGTATGTCCCCGGTGGAAACAAAAGTGGTTTCGCCGGGACCTCTTACCTAAATACAAGGGTGCACATGTTTGTACTTGTGTACATCCTAGGCGAGTTGTGCGATCGGCACGGC